CCGCTTTGATATAAAACTTGCCGTGAAACAAAGAACCGATTTCAGTACGCAGCACCAGCTGCATCAGATAGTTGACTGATTCTTGACCCTTGTTGTTGGTGTAGTCCCAGTGAGCAGTAAGTCGTCCACTGCCGCTGATCAGACTGCTGTACTGCTGTCTGTACTCATCACCAAGGGCTGAAATATCAACAACTTCGCGGTTGGTGTTCAGTTCGTAGTCGGTGACCTCGCCAACAATGCGGCTATCGCGATCTCGAACAGTGACGGAGATTGGGATGTCACGGGCGATTGCGGCCAACGTGATGACACCTGTTGCTCCACCGTCAAGGCTGTTGGCAAAGGTGTCGTAAAGCTTGACCCCGCCCAGCTCATCAATAAAAACGTACCAGTTGCCGCTGGGATGCACGGTGCTGTCCGCCCAGCCAGAAGCATCAACAAAATCAAGATCCGTGCCGTCAGTTGTTGAAATTTCCAGCAGGTCACCCGTAATCAAGGTGCCTTCATCAAAGTCAAAACTAAAACGTTTGCGCCCGGCGTTTACATCGCTGGGATTAACGATGGATTGCTTGGATCCTTCGCCTGATTTGCGGGTCAGTTCGATCTGACCAATTTGACCAAGGTAGATGCCCATTAGATCGTCACCGTGGTCAGTGCCCCAGTGCCTTGGAACGAGATTTCGGCGCGGCTAACTTCACCGACGCTGGCACCAAAACTGACGCTGGTGATATACGCAGTTAGCTGAACATCATGGTTGGTGTTGCCTTCTACCAGCCGCAAAGTCATGGTCACAGTGTCGCTGTCCGTCACCCCAGCAACTTTCAAAACTTTCTTCAATGCGGTCGCGGCGTCGTTGCGGTCGGTGCCGTCGTTGTAATACAGAAGACTGGCACTGCCGTTAAATTCCTGCACGCCAGGGGTGTAGGTGCGCTGACTGTCGCCAAGCGTGGTGGTCTCCAAGACTTCAAGCGAACCAGTCAAAGTCCAGTTACTGACCTTGATCTGCTCCGTGCCGTCAATCAGCAGGCGTCCGTCTTTGCCGGTGTAAACCTTAGCCATCAGAGGACACCTACCAATTTCACTTTAACGTTACTGATTCCAGGTCGCACAGAAGTAATCTGCGGCGGGCTGTCATAGCGCCATTTGTTGCCGGTAGCGGCGTCGATTGCAGCAGTGTTGCCACTCCAGCCAGTGCGGAACTCTTCAGGGAGCGTGAAGACTGAGAAGCCGCCTTTAGTTTCGTCGTAATGGGCGATGAAGTCGTCGGCGTAAGTGTCGGCAATGTTGTCGTAGCCGAGATCCAGCGTCATGCCGGTGCGCTTGTCGCCGTACAGAATCCGGGTCTCGGAGCCGTTCTGTGACCTAAAAGTTTTGTAGGGATAATCGCCAGCGTCAAACGTGCGGCTGGACGGTGCGAGTGTGGGGTAGGCCATTACTCCGCCGGACCTCCTAGGACCTCAAACTGGCTGTCAACATCCAGCGTGTCACGGGCAATCAGGCTGGCTCCACTTGAGTTTACTGGGTGATTGCTTGCCTTCACCGTCACAATGCCTTCACCGTCAAGGTCGAGTGCTTCGACTTGATAAACCTGATTAGTGACGTTGGCGCCGATCACTGAAAAGACCGTGTTACGCAGACTTTGTGCCACGCCGTTGATGATTTCCAGAGAACCGGTTTCTACAACGGTTTGGCTGCGGTCCCAGTAGTAGACGTTGTAAGTGCCATCGGCTAGAGGATTGACAGAAACAACGCTGCCGTCTTCCCGCACAATTCCGTTGTTGGTCGGGCTGTACGGGCTGATTTCGGTGGCAACACGGATGTAGTCACCAGGCGCCAGGCTCAAACCCCACGGCAATGTGCGGAACGTAATTGTGTGGGTGACGTGCTTACGCAGTGCCAAGTAATAACGCGCCAGTGTAATTGCGTGGTAGTCGCTGGTGATATGACTGAACTCGAACTGCTCCAGTGGCAACTGATCAGCTGCGGTGTCCTTGTAGCGAACGACAACGGTTTGCTGTTCTGGGAATTTGTTTAGACCTGACCAGTTGTAAACAATCGCAGCTTGGAATAACTTTCTTTCCTCAAGCTCAATCCATTCGATATTCAGAGAATCTTCAAGGATGTTGCCACCGGTAAACATGCCCTTGATGGCGATTGCTTGGCTTGGCGCAACCTTGTAGTTGCTGTCGTATGGAAGGGCTGGCTCAATCGCAAGCTTGCCATTCTTGAGTGTGGGATAGCAAAGAACGGTGGGAGCGATCTGCCCCAGCCAACTACGAATATTTAGGGGTTCTGCAATGGCAGCATCGAATAAGAAGTTGTTTGCGCGTAAGTAGCGTCCGGTCTCAACCAGCTGGGCGCGGTCCAGCAGATCACGGTTGATGATTGATCCTGCGCCAGTGTCTTTGTCGGTGGCCAAGTACCAGAGCAGGTCGGTCAGAAGATTGCTAGACGCCGTGTCATTGTCAATCAAGCGCTCCACTTGGATGCCATTTGACATGTAGCAGCGCAATTGATCGAGCTGCTGGAAGTTATCACTGGACCGTAGTTTTAGGCCAGCAACAGCACATTTTTGATAGTCAGGGATGACATCCTCGGACAGGCATTCGTTGACGTAAACAACCTCATGCTCGGGGGAGCCATCACAACTGTGTGTGATTAGTTCGCCGTAGTGTGAAACCTCAGCAATGCCGCTATATCTTTGGAAAAGCCGGGTTGCGGGGATTGGCTCGTCGTATTCAATATATTTTCCTGGCAGTTCAACCGTGTAACTAAACCCAAACTGAGCGCCGGCAACGCTTATGCCTTTGCGGGTTACGTTTTGAACGCGAGCATACTTAACAAACGTGTCGCCCGAACTCCAAGTTCCGGTAAAGCTGTTGACTGCCGTTTCAACAATTCTCCACAGACGAGGGCTTGGAAATACCCTTTCGTCTCTGTAAACCTCAACGGTTAAAGTCAAATCCATTGTTCGCTGGGAATCTCTCGCATAGGTCCAGCCAGATTGCGTGCGGCGTGTCCCAACCGGAAGATTGTTTGTTAGTGGATCTTCGCCAAAAAAGGACGACATTATATTGCTGAGATCTACGCTTGAAATCGGATCACCGCTTCCATAGTCGGAATAAACTCCGGCGCCAGGGAATACGCAGGTGACTTGTTTGGGAACAACACCGGGGTTGGTTGGGTCTGGTGCGTAGTAGCCATATTGCAGTTTTTCCAGCTGGTCTTCGCCGTTTTCTGTTTCTGGCCTGACAGCCATTTGGCTGTGCTTGAAGTAATCACGAGGTTTGACAAAGCTGCCGCGACCGCCGATTCGGAACGTGCCCATATAGGTGTCCGAAGTCCACTCCTGATAGCCCGGACGCCCGCCGTCCAACAAAAAGATGCTGTCCTCTCCTTTGCTTTGCTGGGCAAAAATTGCAGCGTTGAACGGGCGCAGTCGGAACTCCAGCTGTGAACGTTCTGGGTGGGTAATTCGGATAAATGAATAAATATCTACCGGGGAATCTCCCGTTACCCCAAACAGATACCCACCAACACTGACCCAGCCTTCGTTGCGGTTGTAATCGCGGACTGTTTCGTTGTTTGCCGGTCTGGCATCCAGCGCGAACACCGACAACCGTTTGGCGTACTGGGTCATCTTGCCGCCACGCAATTCAACGTTGCGGTCGTTTTCCTGCGCCATCTCCCCTGGTGTGGGAAGGGTGTTGAAGTTTGTGATGCCGTTAAAGCGTGTCCAAACTTGGGACTTGATGCCGATTTCAGTTACATCGCAACGGCGGTTATTTTGGAAACTGCCCATTTCAAAACGAAGCAGCGGGTAGAACGCTTCGTCGATGTCGGCATTGGGGAGCCAGCCCTCTTCCGTGATCGCAGCTTCAGCAACAATGCCAATCTTCCGCTGCTGGTTGCTCCAAGCCTCAATGCAACGCAATGTTGCCGTAAAGCCTTGCTCTCGATGTGCTGGAACTTGGGGGTCGTACGTTTCAGTGGGGCGGTCGATAACAATCCAGGCCGTCCGACCGATCATGAAGGTTGCGCCTAGCGCCAGTAGCTGATCAGCTCGTTGAACTTCAGCGTCAACAGACGAACGAATGTCCTCAACCTTCGGTGGGTCGGCGTCGCTACCTTCTTCGGGGAATGGATCTGGGTTTTGACGGCCTTTTCCGTACAGAACAATAATTTCGTCCCCTTTGTTGACCTCTACCTCGGTAGTGAGATTTTCCCAGGATGTTGTTTCGTATGGCTCGTTTACGCGGGTTTCGGTGTGGGTTGTAACTGTGCCGGTAGACGCGCTGCGGTGTTCAACAATTCCAATCCGGCGTGCATAGTTGACGCCAGTGCCAGGCATACCAGCATCTTCAGTAATGCCATTGCGTTGGTAATCGCCTCCATAGGGATGATTGCGCCTTAGGTATAGGTCAACATATTTTTTCTGTTTAATCAGCATCCGAAACTTACGGGTATAGTCCCAGTCCTTCAGAATAGAAATAACCTCCCAGTCAGGACGCACTGGCGTACCGTTGGCAATGCCCGAATAGACGCCAAATCGAATTTGGTTTGACGGTGTGAACGCACCACTAAAGGCGGGCTGGTTTGAGCCTTCAAATGTCGGGGCGTAAAAGGATTGGTCAGAGTCACCCTGGCCGTCGTCAATTGCCAGTGAGCCGTAGCGAAGATTGCGACCTCTTAAACGGCTAGCGCCATCGGTGATAACAGATCCGTCGTTCCAGTAGAAATCAAAGTATTCGGCAAAGATGTTGTCGAGCGCGTTGTTTCCAAGGAATACGCCAGCGAGATCTGGGCGGGACATTGGCCCTTGACCCGCAATCGTGACTAGCTCGCTGATTTGATGGCTGCCCCAGCTTTTGACACGGGACCACACCATCGCGGGCGAAACCAACACGCCACCTGTATAAAACTCGCCATCGTCATCAACATTTGTAGAGCGCCGAGTAAATACGATGGGCACGACTGTCCCATAAGCTGCTAATTCTTGTAGTGAGCTGAAGCCATAGGAAGGCGTGAAAATATCTGAGGCTGTGCGACTGCCAAGATCACGGCTACTGAATTGTGGTTGGTTGCGTTGTTGATCGGGCTGCCGTGGCTTTGGCGCCAGCAAGATTGACGCTGCAGTTGAGGCAATACCGATAACGAGACTGATAATTGCAACAGTTAGGCCAGCGTCATTTTGAATATCCGGTATTCCGGCGTATTCGGCGGGACGGATATATTTTTGACGGCTTACATGATCGACAAAAGCGCGATATTCCTGCTCGCTACAACCCAGCTCTTCAATCAGACGCTTTTCAAACGGAAGCAGTGGCTGTACCGCAACATGTCGGTAGGGCACCATGCCACCGCCTGAAGATGCTGATTGATGTAAAGACATCCTTGACTCCAGAACACCGCAAACGTCGTGGAAGACTGCGGTAAAAGCAACACGTCACCATCGTACTTAGGCTTTTCGACACGGCGACACCAGCTCAGCAAGTCCCTGCCAATCGCATACTGCTTGCCGTCGTACCAGTCCTGGCGGCGAATCGGGTGCTCCAAGTTCAAGCGGTCCAGCACGGTAAACACAAGATTGATGCAGTCCAAGGCTCCGTCTGGGTCGGTGCCATCTGCACCCCAGCGGTATGGACGCCCAATCAGATCAATCACTGCACTCGAACGTTGCTAGTAATAGGCAGATGGCCAACAAGCTGTCTGGTCAAGCGCTTGCGCGGCACGTCTGTTCCGACAGCATCCAGAACGGAAGCCAGCTGCAGTTCCAGCTTGGTTGAGTCCCAGTTGGCGCTGACAATTTGTGCGATATACCGGGTGACCAAGGTGTAATCCGTCTTGTCGTCTGGGTTGATGACCAGAACACGGACGTTGGCAAGGAACCGATTCGTAACGGCTGTCTCCGCCCAACCCCGGCTAAGGCTGTTGTTTGGGAAAGTCAGTGTGGCGGGCTGGTTGTCCCCGGCCTTGGTTGATGGGACGCCAGAGAAGGCAAAGGGCATGAAGCCGAAATAAGACGTTTCCCCGGTGGTCACATTCACGAAGGGGGCGTCTTCGTTGACCCAGTAGTTCTGAAATTTGTAATCGCCCAAAGAGTTTTCAGTACGCAGGGTTAGGTACTGGGCAAAGGCTAGTTCGTGGCTCACAGTCCGAGCCTCCGGCGGGTGGTCGTATTTTGACGGATGTTGGCCAGCGTGCGCTGTTCACCTCGCAGGGCGCCTTGCTCAGCAGCTGTACGCATACCCCGCTGGAACTGATCGGCAGTGACGTAGTCCACGTTGTTGATGCGCTCCACGGTGTAGCGGACGTCGATTGGTGCAGCAACTGCAGTGCCACCGCCCATTTCGCCTGCTGCTTGTTCGCCGCTTCCGGAGATAACACTTGAACCACGGGCGCCAGCTGAATAGCGATTCATGGCGCTTCGCATCTTGCTGGCTGGGATGATGTACTCGGGCTCGCCGCCCTCGCCGACAACAGCGCGGGTAGGGCCGGTGACGAAGCCGCCAGTAGCAAAACCTTGTAAGCCTTTGTAGGAATCGCCAACAAGATCTAGGTTGCCCGTGCGCTCCATAAATTGAGTATCAGTCTCTGTGCCGCCGCCACTTCCTGTAGCGCCGCCGAGCGCTTTCAAAATCGTTTGAAGAGCAATCATGACAAGCTGCTTTGCAATAATTTCGGCAGCCATTGCGACGAACGCCTCGCCGATAGATTTGAAGAATGCGGATAGGGCCTCTTGAGCAGTCGTAGCTCCAGTTACCAAGCCTTGGAAGGCTTGTTGGAAAGCGTCCCCAATGGCGAAGGCTCCGCGTATTGCGAAGTTAATTGGGTTGGTTAGCTCATTTAGTTCGCCTTTAAGTTTTGCAATCGCTTCTTCAACTCGCTCTACATCTGTCTGGCCTCTACCAGGACCCTGCGCTGCCTCTTTAACTACGGCACCACGGACCTTGTTTATGCGCTCCAGTTCCTCTCTAAGTTCCGTAACTTTATCGGTGCTTACACCCCTTGCTTCAGCCTCCACTATGGCCGCTTCAGTAATAGCTATTTGCTGATCAATTACGTCTAACTGAGTAGAAACTAGTTTTTCAAAATTAGCAATACGCTCGGCTTCTGCCGGAAGTAAACCTTCGGTGACCAAACGTAAATAGGTTTTAGTATATTGCTGCTCCAATTCTCGGTTGCGTCGAACAGCTTCAAAAGGTTCGACTGCGTTTCTAACGGCTTCCTGTGCGGCAAGCTCCTTCTCTAACTGTATTAGAGCTTGTTTCTGTGTGAGTTCAAGAGAGTTTAAAGAAGACCGATCTCTCAGCATCTGCAGTTGTTGTCTGTATATGTTTTCTGTCAGCTCGCGTTCAGCTGCGGTTATGCCTTTTGCATTAAGTGCTTTATTTAATTGCAACCTAAGAAGTTTTTCGTCAATAAGTAGCCGCGCAGCAACCTGATCTAGTTGCTCCTTAAGTGCGGCGCTTTCACCTTCAACAATTCGGGCTCTTTGAACGTCATAGTCTGCTGCCTCTCTAGCTATACGCAATGTTTGTGAAATAAGGTCTAGCTCACGTGAGTAGGCAGCTCTTTGGGCTTCTATTTGACGTGTGCGTTCCTGGGCAGCTTTCTTTGCTGCTTCAGCAGCCTTCCTTGCTTCGTTGGCAGTTTTACGCTCCAGTTCGGCGGCTATATCTCGCTGCTTGTTTAGTTCAACTGTGGTACTCAAGATTCTGTAGTATGCGTCACTTTGCCGAATAAGCCCATCCACTATTTCTTTAGTGGCGTTCTTGTTTTGTTCTCTAATCTCTTGTCGTGCCCTAAAACGGTCGTCTACAAGTTGATTTAGTTCGGCTTCAGCTTTTAATTGTATATTTGTAATTTTATCTTCAGATGTTACTCCAGGTGTAAGTCTTTGGGCAAGTCCAAGTTTACTAGCAGCTTGACTTACATCGGTTGATAACTTTCGGCTAAATGCTAGGGCTTTGGCGTTTGCGTCGTCTAGTTCTTTGTTTATATTTTTAATCCCGGTCGCTATACGGTCAGCTGCTCCCTCGCCAGCAGCCAAATTAATTACAAATTCGACAATAACCTTTAATCCTTTACCTAAAAGACTAGCAACAGTATTTAAGGCATAGACAATAGCATTTACTACCTCCAGTATGCCTGCCAAAGCCACCGCAAAGGGAGCCGATAATATCCCTAATAAAGATCCGACTGTTACGGTTACTTTGTTCCAGCTGTCCCCAAGGATATTTACACTGTTCCCAACGTCCTCAACAGTTCCGGCAACTGTACCTGTCTGAGTAGCAACTTCTTGGCTAATTAGTTGTCGTGCCCTGTCTGCTTGTCCAATGCGAATAAGCGTATCTAGCTGTTCACGTAAGTTTGCCCGGAGTCGAATGCCAGAATCAAGAAGGGCGTCAAAATTTAATCCTTGAATTGCATTACCTATGTCGCGTATGCGTACCAGGGCTTGATCAAGTGTTTGACCAAGGGCGCCGCCCAAAATTTGACCGCCAAACCCAGGACCAACAAATGAGCCGAGTACCGAACCAGCTACGCTACCGGCGCCTCCCCCGAACAATAAGGGAAAGCCGGCGCCAAGGGCTAGACTTTCTCCTAGCTTTCCGACAGACTTTTTTGTAGATTTAAATCCCGGACTTTCTAAAGGGCCGTCAGTCTTAAAACGACCCGCCGTTCTATTAGCTAGCCTGGTATTAAAATCTCTAAGCGCCTGATCGTTATTTCTTTTATTTATTTCAAGCTCTACTTTACCTAATTCTACAAGTTTGTTAAGCTTTTCTTTGAAAACTTTATCATCATTTTGTAGCTCTTTTTGGGTAATCTGCTGTTCTTGTTCTTGAGCCAAGTTAGCGACATTTTTAGCTGCGCTAATAGCAACAGCTTCGTAAGCACGAATGCGTGCTATCCGTTCTTCTACAGGAGATGATTGACCGCCAAGTAAAAGACTCTGGGGCCGCATTGGCGAGGATAAAGCAGTCGGAGACGCAGGCCCTGGGCCGATAGGACCTGCGTACTGTTTGGCTGTTTCTACAATCCCAGAAGCGGCAAATTTTTGTTTACGGCGAAGCTCGATTTCGTCGGCAATAAGCTGATTTTGGAGCGTCTGCGCTGCATTAGATTGCCCCAATGCGGTTACATACTGACTAATTGCTTGGGCGTAATTACCTGAGGCTTTTCCAGCTGCATCAAGCTGAATTTTTACTTCGCGTAAATTCGCGGACGCTCTATCGACAGCTTGCGTGTATGCTTCAACGCTTTGAATAGCTTTACGGTCAATTAAAGTCTGTACGTTTACGTCTTCAATACTGCGACCAAGTCGCGTAATACGATCTTGTAGCTCTTTAAGCCTTGATGCGCCGCTTACGCCGATTTCAATCTCAGCTCTGTAAGCCACGGCGCTGCATTACTTCCGGTACTTCAGTTTACGCAGTAAAAAGCCGCCGGGGTTAGCGGCGGCGTTTGGCTTTTTCCATTGCCTTTTCTTGGTCCTCGTTGAGGATCTGGAAGTAGGCGCTCCAGCCGATTAGCTCTTCGGCTGTCATGCGGTTGCGTACCTCGCTAAGAGTTAGGCCCAGCTCCTTGGCGACGCCAAATTGGAGCATGAGCCAGTTGTCTTTGCGGAGTTCCGCGCTCAGGCTTTTGGGTCGATTGGCTCAACGTCGTCGGTGATGACCGCCAGCATCAGGGCTTGGAGATCCTTGTCTTTGACTTCGTTTTTAAGCACGTCGATCTCACCAGCGGCAAACAACTTGGCGCCGTTCTCGTCAAGAGCCTTGGCGATCAGTAGTTGGAGGGCGAAGGCATTGGCGTCGTCGGACTTGGCCTGCTTTTGGGCGCGTTCGCGTTCGGCGGCGGTCAGTGGGGTGACCCACATCTCAAATTCGCTGCCGTCGGACAACTCAACAGTTTTCTTGACGGGCTCCAGGTTGGCCGCTTTCTTGAGGCGGTCAATGGCGCGGACTGGAACTGGCATAACCGTTTGTGGTTTGTTCTACTGTAGCGGACTAGAAGCAATAAAAAACCCCGGCTTTCGCCGGGGCTCGTCCCCTGTAAACAGACTATCAAGCAGAAGTGCTGAAGTCGAAGGTCGGGGTGCCGGAAGGACGGAAGTTGACAGTAACGGACTGGGCGTCGTCGGGGTTGATGTTCAGGCTGGCAGAAGTCAGCACTGCGTCAAACTCGATCGAGCGGCTCAGGCTCTCGTTCAGGGTGCCACCGCTGAACACTTGGTCGGTGTAGAGCTTGAAGGCGGCGCCGGTCTGCTGACGCTGGAGCACGTCTTCGATCATCCGGTTGGACAGGGCGGCGTCCTCGTTGGTCATATAGACCGTTGCGGTACCAGAACCATCGCCGAAGCCGGAGATGTAGCTGCGGAAGGGAACGTACTGACCAGGGGTTTGACCGATCGTGGTGACGTCGATTTCAGCGCGGCTGATCTCGAAGCTCCAGTCGCGGACCTGGCCGACAACGGCGAAGGAGGCGTAGGCAACCTGGAACTCGTTGGGAGCAGCTGCGGTGCCGTCGTCGGTGATGGTGATGGTTGCGCCGCCGAGAGTGGCGGACACCTGCATCACACCAGTTGCCGCCGCGTAAGCGATGACGTAGTAGGTGGTGCTCAGGCTGATACCAGCGGGCAGGGTGCCGGTGCCGGAGCCGCCGGTCTGGCTGTTGACGACGCTGAACTGGACGGGGTCGCCGACCTTGAAGTTCAGGTAGGGGGCGACGGTGATTTCGTCGGCCGCAACGCTGACGTTTGACTCACCGAAAGTTCCGGTGGTTCCAGCGGGTTTGTAGTAGAGGGCGCCGGACGTGCCGGACAGTACGGTGGTGGCCATTGGCTTACCGAGGATGACGTTGTGGGCGGGCACTGCCCGGCTTAATACAGGTTAGCGCTTGTTACTAAACACTACCTACGACAACACAG